ACACTTTAAACGGGCACACAAACACAATCGCATGCACTCATGCACCACGGGTCATCACTAAACTGTACCAATTTTATTGGGAACACCTAGGATTCCCATAAAGTTTAACAATTTAAGGATATAATTATGGCTAAAGCAATATCAAGCGAAAGAAAAAAACAATTAGAGTCAGGAATGACTAAAAAATCTGGATCATTTTTTGATAGATACATAAAAGGTGATAAATTTAAAAAAAATAAATCAGAAAAACTTTCAATAGCTTCTGGAAAAGCTAATAAAGCTGCTTCAGAAAGAATGAAAGCTGCAGAAACTAAATTTAGAGATGAAAAAAGAGACAGAGCAAAAGTTAAAACTAGCGACAGAACATTCAAATCTACATTCGATGCTGCTACTAAAGCAGGAAAGAGTGATTTTACTTATGGTGGAAGAAAGTTTTTAACTGATAAAGGTAAAGCTGAGAACAGAGATACTAAAAAAACTAGAATTGCACCTAAGGGTAGCATTAAAGATCCAAAGAAAAAGCTAGATGCAGACACTGTTAAATCTTACAAGAAAAGAATTAAGTATATGAAAGACAGAAAAGCTAAAGGTAAAAACTATTCTGCTAAAAACTTAAAAGAATTGGAAGCAAAATTAGCAGCAAACCAATAATAATGTTAACCAAGAAAGCTCTGGATCTTCCATTTAAAGAAATCATGGAGCTTGTAAACGCAAACAATGGATTCTACTATTCTAAAGACTCGAGAAAAAAGCTTAACAGATACTCAGGAGAAGTTTCTAGACGCTTTATTCGGAGAGGCACAAGGAAACCCAAAGCGAGCAGGTGAGCTTGCAGGTTACTCAGAACATTCATATCCTAAAGTTCTACGTAATCTTAAAGACGAGATTGTTAAACGAGCAGAAAACTATTTAGCCATACATTCTGCGAAGGCGGCAACTAAAATGGTAAACATGCTAGAAGAGGATGGAACAACACCTCATGCTAATATCAGAATGGAAGCAGCAAAACAAATACTAGATCGTATTGGTATCGTAAAGAAAGATCAAGTAGATATTAATATGAATCTAAAACATGGTATGTTTATACTACCAGCAAAAGACGAAGTACAGGAATCAATTGTTACTCCAGTCCAAGATTAAACGAAAAGCTAGAACTATTCCTTTTGGATACAAACTAGCAGAAGACCCAGATTATATTGAACCAATAGAATCTGAATTAGAAGCTTTAGAAGAAGCAAAGAAATTTTTAAAAACATGTTCATACCGAGAGGTGGCTATTTGGCTAACAAGAAAAACAGGAAGGTACATATCATATGTCGGACTTAGAAAAAGAGTCGCAAGAGATACCGCTTCCAAAGCCAAAGAAAAAGGTCAAGACCAAAGCCAAGCAGTCGGCTAAACAAGCTTTAGCTAGAACACGTAAAAAAGTTGCAAAGGCAGAACAATCTCTACGTTCAGCCAAAGCCCATGCAAAAAATGTCAAGGATAAATTGTTAACCATTGACAAAGTATTAGATGGTAAAGAACAGCAACTTATAACCCAAGACGTAATAGACGAAGTTCCAGAAAATATACAGGAACATCTATCTGCACAGAATATAATCTTTAAACCTAATTCAGGTCCACAGACAGAATTCTTAGCAGCATCAGAACGAGAAGTATTTTACGGTGGAGCAAGAGGTGGTGGTAAATCATATGCCATGTTAATAGATCCTCTACGATACTGCCATAAAGAAAATCATCGTGGTCTATTACTCAGAAGAACAATGCCTGAGTTAAGAGATTTGATTAATCATTCTCAACGATTATACTCACGAGCATTTCCAGGAGCAAAATGGAGAGAGCAAGAAAAAGAGTGGAGATTCCCGTCAGGAGCAAAGATAGAGTTCGGGTACGCAGAGAACATGACAGACGTTTTACGTTACCAAGGGCAATCTTACACATGGATAGGAATAGACGAACTTCCACAATATCCTTCGCCAGATATTTATAATTTTCTAAGATCGTCACTTAGATCGGTTGATCCAGATATACCAGTATACATGAGGGCTACAGGTAACCCAGGTAATGTTGGATCACAATGGGTTAAAGAAATGTTTGTAGATCCTATAGATCCAAACACAGCTTTTAACATAGAGATTTCTACACCCACAGGTATAAAATATATAACAAGAAGATTTATACCAGCTAAGTTACAAGACAATCCGTACCTTATGCAAACTGATGATTACTATGCAATGTTATCATCATTACCAGAAGTACAAAGAAAACAATTTTTAAATGGAGACTGGGATGCATTTTCTAATGCAGCATTCTCAGAATTTGACAGAGATGTACATGTTGTCGAACCTTTTGAGATACCTAGAGGCTGGCAGAGATTTCGTGCTGCTGACTGGGGTTATAGTTCTCCTGCTTGTTGTTTATGGTTTGCTATTGACTACGATAATAATCTATGGGTTTATAGAGAACTGTATACTCAAAAGATTACGGCAGATGTATTTGCAAGAAAAGTCATAGACCTAGAGCACGGAGAATATATACGTTACGGGATCTTAGACGCTAGTACATGGGCAAGAAGAGGTGATGTGGGTCCAAGCATTGCAGAAACAATGATTCAAGCTGGATGCCGTTGGAGACCTTCTGATAGAACTCCAAGAAGTAGAATTAGTGGAAAGTTAGAAATCCATAAAAGATTAAAGGTTGAAGATAATGAACCTGGTATTCGTATATTTTCTAGTTGTAGAAATTTATTAAGAACATTTCCTACACTACCAATAGATGATAGTAATCCAGAAGACATTAATACAAACGTAGAAGACCATGCATATGATGCATTAAGATATGGATGTATGAGTAGACCAATGCATACAAGTTATGCAAACAGAACATTTAATAATAGAACAACTAATTTTGTCCCCTCAGATAAAATATTTGGATATTAACAGAGAGGATCAATGAGTAAATTAAAGTTACCTATTATAGATAAGAAAAATTTTCCCTATGAACTATCAATGGTGTATTGGGAAGATATCGTTGGAGATGCAGGCTGGGCTGATATACCAGATATCAAAAACACAAATACAGCAATATGTTGTAGTTTAGGATATGTAGTAGTAAACAACGATAAGAAACTTGTTATTATGTCAGATTTTATATTTGAAGATAATGGCAAAATAAAAACAGGTGGTGGTTACACTACCATCCCAACAAAGAACGTTTTAAAAATAAAAAAACTAAAAACATAGGAACGATATGCAAACAAAATTTGACCCTAAAGCTAAAGTTAAACAAGGTCAGTTTAGTGATTCATCTGATGGCAAACAGCCAAATAATCAACATACTAATATTGATTTTGCAAAAGAAGCACCTGGTAAAGGTGAGGCTGATATTTACTTAAAGAAAGCTGACTATCCAAGTGAGTCAGGATCTAAGCATGTAGATGATGCTGTATTTAGAATGGCTGATGAAAAGGATTACTAATGACTGAATGGATTAAGAAAAAAACAAAAAAAACAGATGATAAAAAGTTTTACGGTTATACAGGACCTGTAAAACCATCAGGTTTTATACAAAAAAAATCTAATAAATCTTATGCAAAAACAGAAATTGTAAGGCAAAAAGATTATACTAATCCTTATTTAAAAAGAAAAGTTAAAGATAAAAAAGATAAAAAAAAAGGAGACTAACATGGACATAAATAAAAGATACAAACATGGAGAACTTGCACCAGATGTGGCTAAAGTTAAAAATGAAAAATTAGCTATAGACCCTAACTCAAAAGTTACTCAAGGTTCAACTTCTGGAGACGGAAATGATAAACCAGGTGCTAAATCAAAAGTTGACCCATCTATCTTTAGAATGGCTGAAGAAAGAGACTACTAGTCATGGCACTAACT